GTTCTTGTATAGTGCAGACTTAGTAGATGATTTGGGTGGTAGTGAAATTATTATAGGCGAAATGAAATCATATGTAGACAATCAACGTAAACTTAATACTGTAAGAAATGCCGCCAATGGTGTAAGCACAGAACCAAGAACATCATATGTGTATGGGCCTAGTATTGTATCTACAAGCGGAGATACAAGTGATGGTACAAACGCCGCAACACTATTTGGATACATGTATCAAAACGTAAATGATGCAAGTATATTAGTAGAACTAGGCTTGTCAGTGAGAGGCGATCCTTGGTACTTAGGACCTGCTACTACTAGACAAGAAGCAATGAAGCCAGTTACTCCAAAGTCAGCAAAAGAAGAATATGAAGAAGCAGAAGAGAAAAAGGAACAAGACGGTATTGTATATACAGGAACAGATAACTTCTTTTTATTCACAATGCAAACACCACGTGTTAGAGACCCTAATTATGATGATGAAGATGAAAATACAGGGTATATGAAAAAAGCCGGAACGGCTTATTTTATTAGTGGTGTATATAGAATAGTAAGTGTGACTTGTTCATTTGGTGGAGGCGAATTTAAAGTAGAGTTCGAAAAAGCACCAAAAGAAACTAGTTTAGCATTAAGTAAGTTTGATATGACAGCAGTAGCCTACGATGCCAAAGAAGAAAGAGAACAAGAATTAGCAGTGACTCAAAATCAGCAAAACGCAGAAGCCGAAGCGGCAGTTGAAGCCTATCTTGCGGCACAAGGAGGAAATGACTAATGCCATATACACCGGACTTCTTTCAACACAGAAGAAAAAATCCTAGAGACAAGTTAAGAGAAAATGCAGAACTTGACTATGGTATCTATTTGGCTGAAGTTATTGTTAGACCAAAAGATGATACACATAGTGGACGTATTCCTGTGTATATACCTATGCTGGCAAAAGACAGAAACGACCCCAATGGTTATTACAATGCATATTGGAGTTCACCATTTGCAGGTAGCACACCAAGTGAAAAGGTAGGACAAAATGTAAGAAGTTACGACGAAACAATGAAAACATATGGTATGTGGATGGTACCACCTGACCCAGGTAACTTTGTATTAGTAATATTTGGTGATGGTAAAAAGAAAAATCCAATCATTATAGGATGTATGTTTCCGGATCAAATGCAAAACATGGTTCCTGGTGTTCCTTCAGGAACAACATATGGTAGCAGTTTACCTTTACCAGTTGCAGAAAAGAACAAAAGAGAAGATGACCCAAGTCATGGTAAAGAAGCACAAAGACCACTACATCATATTTTAACAAAAGCAATATTGGACCAAGGATTAATAAATGACCCTATAAGAGGTACAACAACTGCTGGTGCTAGGAGAGAAAGTCCTTCACAAGTTTACGGCATATTAACACCTGGGCCAGAAGAGCCAAGTTTAACAACAGGCAAAAAAGACGGTACTAATAGACGTAGTGGGCACCAGTTTGTTATGGACGATAGTTTAGACCAAAGACATATACGTTTAAGAACTGGATTGGGTAATCAAATATTAATGGATGATACTAATGGTATTATCTATGTAATAAATTCAAAAGGTACTGCTTGGGTAGAACTAGCACAAAGTGGTAGTATTCATGTATTCAGTGATGAAAACATCAACATGCGTAGCACACAGGATATTAATTTTAGAGCAGATAGAAATATAAATTTTGAAGCAGGTGAGAAAATTAATATTCGAGCAGGTATATTTGGTGAAGATGAATTAGGAACAATAAAAATTGAAGCCAGTGAAGGCGTAGAATTATTAGCAACAAATAATTTTAATACCACAGTAGGAAAAGAATTAAATTTTAAAGCAGATGGCAATTACAAAATAGAAGCAACACAGGACGGACATTTAAAAGTTGGCAACATACATAAAATTAGTGGTAGCGAAGTTATGGAAAAGGCTAGTGGAGAAATTAATTCACAAGCAGGTGGCAACAACAATGTAATAGGTAGTAATGTAAATCTTAACAGTGGTGGTAGTGCTCAAGAGGCAGACCCAGCCGCCATAGTGGAGCAATTCCAAACAGAAGAGATTGATGATGTACCAGCGGCTTTACCAGGTTGGGAATATGATGAAAAAGAACCAGGTGAGGCAAATCCTTTACCAACAGAGGGTGAACGTGATGGAACAGCAGACCCTATTAACAGTATTTTAAAAGTTATACCTACTAGAGAACCTTGGGCAGGACATGCCGCGGCTACAGCCTTAACACAAGATCCAGCAAAAATGAATCAGTCTCAGGAGGCTACAAAAAATACTCCTGCAGGTGCTATTGTACAAAGTGATACTGCCGCCGCAACAACTACTGCTCCAGATGGTAGTGTAGATATTGGTACAGGATATAAACCAGAACAAGGCAAAACAAAACCAGACGCATTCTCAGAACCTATATATAAAAAGTCAGGCATAAAAAATTCTATGGACGATATTACTAGCATGGCAACCAATATGGACCAAAACGGATTAGCAGATGCTGGAGCACAAGTTTTACAAAGTGCTGGACATAGTATGCCTATACCAGCAAAAATGCCAAGTGGTGCTTCAACAGTAGGGTACGGGCATATATTAGATAAAAATGAACTTGATGCTGGTGCTACAATATTTGGTGATGGTAAAATTTTAGATCCACAAGGACAATTTAAAAATCCTGGTATGAAAAGACCTGCAAATGAATATGCTGACATATTAATGAATGAAACAGAAAAAGGACTGCTTAATTATGGCTTGGCGAAAATTGCAGGCTCAGATGGCAGTTATCAAATCGAAGGAACAAAAAACACTATCATACACAAACTAACATCTGCAATGACTACAGACGTTGCTAAAAAATTAGGTAGTGCAGGATTAAGCACAACAGGTGCCGTTATTGCAAGTTCATTGTCAGGTAGTAAGTCAACTAGAAATGAAGTGTTGGCTATGGCTTTGTTTGGTAATAGCATAGGTGAACAAAATTGGTATAACAGTTCTGTTAGAAATGCTGTTAGAGATGGAAGTACAAAAAGACTTATACCAAACTTGATGCAACAATGGATTACAAATGATATTTACAGACCAACACTTAAAGCAAGGCGTATATATGAAGCAACACTATTTGGAATGCCTGATATGTATGACCTACGTGAAACACCAAAAGCAAATGGAATGGGTTGGGGTATATTAGCAAATAGACTTAGACGTAAACAATATGAATATTTTGCAGTAGATGGAATGAGACCACCAGGTGGAGTAGTTATATCTCCAAACTTTATACCTAGAGGACCAAACAACATGCCACCTCCTATGGATCCGTATAATTCTCCATTGGGATATCAAGGGCCACCTCAGTTTGGATATGATCCATTGTCTTTCTTAGATCCTAGAAATAAAAGATTTTTCTAAACTTTTTTAAGTTCGTCATTCAAAGCATGTATTCTTTTATATGCTTCGTATTTTCCGTCTTGTTCTTCTTTGACGCATCTTTCTAATATGCTAATTTGATTTTGAAGATAAGTGTTTTGCTTTTGCAATTCTATAAGACGTATTCTTAATTCTTCCTCTAGTGTGTTGTTGAGCATTTTATTTTGTTTCATCAAAAAACATGTCCTTAATAATTTCCATAACTTCCATTGAAAACAATAATTCGTTATGACTTAAAGCAAGTTCTATGTTGTTTACATCTGTAAATGTACTAGGTACTTGTTTTTGTGTCTCTACTGTCAACAATCCATCGTTTGGTGCTCCCATACCTGCAAGAGCATTACCGGATGACGAAGTTCCAGTTGATATAATATTAATTATCGGAAAATCCAATTTTGTCTCAGATATTGCATTCAAAAGAGGACTTCCTGGTTTTGTATTTTTAAATAGTTGACTCTGTCTAAAAACCAGTCCCAACCATTTTGCTGTTCTGCTACCTGCCCATGGACTAGATAAAGCAACAAAATTATTTACATTTTTATATTCTTTGCAGAACAATGTAGCAAGTAAACAACCGTAACTGTGAGCAATAATATTTACAGGCTCGCCGTCAAACTCCTGATGTGCCATAAACTGAAATCTTTTTATTATCTTATCAGGTTCTTCAGCAGTATCGTATTCCAAACACAAATCATTGTGTTCAGGTAAAAATATTTTTAGAAAATTATAACTCAATTTGCTTTGTCCACTTCCGTGAACAAAAATTAAGTTAGGTTGTTTGTGCATCCTTAACGAGTTCCTCCATTTGGTCAAACTCGATTGGTATCTTGTTTTTCTGACCTACCATATTAACCATTTCAAAAAGAACAAACTTCTTAGTATGATAGTCGTATATTCCTAATGAATGGACCCTTTTGCCTTCTTTGTGAAGCATTTTTCTAAATCTAGGACCATATCCTGTTGATCCTTCATAGTTATTTGCTTGTATTTGCTTGTTTGCCGAATAGGCTTTTTGTACGATTTCTTCGAATCGGTCTAAAACATTTTTCATTTAATTACCTTATGTAAATGTAAAACACACAACTATTGCTAGTTGCTCCTACAAGTACTTATCTAGCAGGTTTTACAATGGCTCAAAAAGTGGTTTATTAAAACTAGTTTTAATGGTTAGTGATAAATATTGATATGGCAAACATTTACAAAGGGTTTAGTACAATAGGAAAGGTTAGGGCGCCTTTTACTGCTATAGACGGAGAGTTAATCAAAATTGATTTACTCAATGAATTGAAAGCAAGAAAAGGGGAAAGAGTTATGAGACCTAACTTCGGAACCACAATACATGACATATTGATGAATCCTTTAGATGAATTCGTTATTGAAGAAGTCAAAGAAGAAGTTAGAAGAGTCATTGAAAAAGACCCCAGAGTAAAGATAGATGAAATTTTTACTCAATCCTTAGACCATTTAATAAGAGTTCAAGTACAACTTAAATTTTTGCCAACCCTAGACGAGGATAGATTATATCTTGAATATGCTAGGACAGACGTAGAGATTTAAAATGGCAGTAAACAGTAGACAAAATAATTTATTTGCGGCGGAAGATTGGGAAGTAGCCTATCAGGCATACAGCCAAGTAGACTTCCAAGCATATGACTTCGACACCATGCGTACAGCAATGGTGGATTATATCAAAACTAATTTCCCAGAAAACTTTAACGATTACATCGAAAGTTCAGAATTTATTGCCATCATAGAACTACTTGCATACTTGGCACAAAGTATTGCATTTAGAATGGACGTAAACACAAGGGAAAACTTTTTAGAAACTGCCGAAAGAAAAGACAGTATTTTTAAACTTGCAAGACAACTAGGTTACAATCCAAAACGTAATATTCCTGCAAGTGGACTTATGAAAGTTGTTAGTGTACAAACATCAGAACCTTTAACAGATAGTTTAGGTAATCAATTACAAGCAATAACAGTAAATTGGAACGATGCTAACAACTCAGATAGTTATGAACAATTTATTACAATTTTAAATAGTGCATTTGGAAATGTAAACAGATTTAGTAAACCTGTAAAAACAGGAACAATCGATGACATAGTTACAGACTTGTATGAAGTAAACACACCTGTAACTAATCCTCTAACACAATCATTTATAGCAAACTTAAATGGATTAGACAGAAACTTTGATTTTGTAAATGCAGACTTTACAGACAACAAAGCAATTTATGAAAAGCATCCAGATGCTACAAATAACTTTGGTATTATACACAGAAACGACGGCTTAGGATTAAGCAGTAAAAACAACGGCTTCTTCTTAATGTTTAGACAAGGTGTTCTTAACAGCACAGACTTA